GCGGCGCAGACAGGCGCATTTGATAACGCTAACCTTACTCTATACAAATGTTACATGTCCTCTCCTGGTGTGATTGTGGGAACGTTGGAATGGTTTGGCGGCTATGTCGACGTAGGCGGCGGCGGTTGCCTTGAAATGGATTGGGCGGTTAAATCATACATGCAACGACTCAATGTAGATTATCCGACTCGCAAGATTTACCCCACCTGCCCATATAGCCTATACGATACTAATTGCGGCCTTGATATTACAGCTTATACTGTCTCGGGAGTTATTGCACAAGTAAACAGCAAGCAGGAAATACTAACAAATTTAACATTTGCTGATGGTTATTATGATTTAGGTGGTGTTAATTTTACGTCAGGTAATTTAATAGGATCGAGTATGTCGGTAAAGCAATCCTACTCTTTAAATGGTAGGGTTATTTTTATTGTCTCGCTGGATGAATTGCCGAGTGTTGGTGATACCTTTACCATCTATCCTGGTTGCGCTAAAACCCCTGCAATATGCTCAGTTAAATTCGGAAATTACAATAAAAATCGTTCTTGCCCGTTCATTCCATTGAAAGAAACTATAATTTAAGGTGTGATTAAATGGATATAGTAAGCGAGTCTAAAACATGGCTTAACACTCCATACCATAGCGGGGCAAAAATTAAAGGGGTTGGCGTAGATTGCGGTCAACTCCTTATTGCCATCTATGAGGATGCAGGGCTATTGATCGAGGGCGACTGTGAACCAGGATATTACCCTGCTGATTTTCATTTGCATCAATCAGAAGAAAAGTATCTTGGATGGGTTGAAAAATATTGTGATCTAATTACAGGGGATCCACAACAGGGAGATATCGCCTTGTTTAAATTTGGCAAGTGTGTATCTCATGGTGGTATTTGTATTGGCAATAACAAAATAATCCATTCTTATATTGGCATGGGGGTAATAATCTCAAATATGAATGAAGCGTTATTGTGTAATAAAAGTGGAACATCTAGATTGTATGGCATTTACCGAGTTAGGCAGGTGACTTAATGAGTGGTATATTTGGTGGCAAGAATACCACTATTGATAACGGAAGTGTAGCAAATTTTGTAGTAAATAAAGCTACTTACGGCATTGTATCACCTATTATTTTAGGTACTTCAAGGCAAGGTTGCAACGTCCTAGACTACTATGAATTTACAAAAATATCTCATAAAGATACGCAGAAAACAGGCAAAGGCGGCGGCAGTAAAACAACAACAGTTAGCTACACATACAAAGCCGCTGTCCTGCTTGCGTTGTGCGAGGGGCAAATTACTGGCATAGGTAAAGTATGGGTGGACACAGATACAATCACCACGTTAGCGGCTACAGGGCTTACGTTATTTGACGGTGCCATTGGTCAGGCTGTTTGGGATTATACGATCACGAAAGAGCCTACACACGCCTTACCTTACAGCGGATTGGCCTATGTTGCTGGATATATTGATCTAAACGATAGCGGAGGATTACAAAACTACAACTTTGAAATCATGGGAGAATTGCGGACTAGCCCCAATGGTTTAGATATTAACCCTGCTGATGGTGTGGTTTACATCCTAACTAATAGCAGTAACGGTCTAGGATTTACGGAAGATAATTTACATACTGCTTCATTAGCTGATTTTAATAACTTTTGCAAAGCTTCAGACTTATTTATTACGGTTCCTATGACCGATCAAGCAAAATCATACGAGACAATCAATAAATTATGCCAGTTAACAAATACCATCGTTTTTTGGAGTCAGTCTAAAATTAAGTTTGTACCACGATGCGAACAGTCTATAACAGCAAATGGAGTAACATACACGCCTAATATGGTACCTGAATATGATCTAGGACCTGATGATTTCCAAGAAAATAACGATGGAAAGTTAGTAACATGGGAGCGCACTGACAATGCCGAAACCTATAATCAAGTAACGGTAGAGTTTACTAATCGCGCGAATGGATATGAAACTGAAACAGTAGACTACCAGATCCTTGCCGATATAAATGATCGCGGATTAAGGCCGATGTCTACAGTAAGTTATCCATGGATACATGACAAGGCAACAGCCGAGCGCGTAGCCCAGCAGATCGCTATGGATAGCTGTTATAGCCGCAATACTTATATGTTTAAGCTTGGCCTTGCTCATAGTCGGTTAGAGCCTGGAGATATCGTAACGCTGACTGATATTGCAACTAGTTTAAATAAATTACCTGTAATGATCGAGGAGTTTACCGAAAACGGAACAGAGTATTATGATGTAGTAGCTAAATACAGGCCATTCGGAACATATTCACCAGCACGATATACGACTTACGAATCTGATAGGGCAACGCTGGATAGGTATGCTGATCCGGGCAATGTGCAAACGCCATTAATATTCGAAACGCCTTTTCTTGACGGATCTCACAATATTGGCATTGCCACATGTGGCGTTAACCATAATATTTGGGGTGGTGCTTATGTATGGGTATCAACGGACGAAGATTCATACCAACAAGTGGGGGATATCACGGGTCCTGAGAGATATGGCAAAACAACCATAGCAATGACAACCGCATCTACCTCAGTAACCATTGACCTTGCCGACAACAATACACAATTATTAAGCGTGTCAACAACGGCGGCAGATGCCAATGCTACGTTGATTGCGGTGGGTACTGAGTGGATGGCTTATGAGACAGCAACATTGATTAGCGCGGGGGTATACACGCTGTCAGGATTGCGCCGGGGGCTATATGGTAGCGCAATTTCAGATCATCCAATTGATGAAGATTTCTTACGTTATGATTCTACAGGCTTTTTATATCCATACATGGTGGAGGATATTGGCAGGACGATCTATATTAAACTGACCTCTTACAATGTGTTTAATGTCAGCGTGCAAGACCTTAATGCTGTTGATGCGTACGCATATGTTATTCGTGGATCAGGATCAATGTCGAGGATTGAGAGGCGCACTGAAACGATAAATCCTGCAGGTTGGACAACATTTACATATGTAACGGCATTTAATAATGTGCCATCAGTTAATTTATTCCCAGTGACGGTAGGTACTGCAGTGTATCAACGTAACGTTACAACGACAGGGTTTGAAGCATTAATTCAAAAATCAGAGGATGCAACTAGTATGATTGGAACCTTTATATATGAAGCACAAGGATGGTGATTTAATTGGCAGGAAGATATGATATAACTATAAAACAAGGAGATACTTACGAATCTAAGCCTATAATATGGGAAGTTGGTGGGGAGCCAGTAGATATAACCAACAAAACACCAAAATGCCAAATGAGAACTGAGCCAAATAGTGGCGTTATTGCCGAAATTGAAGTCGTTAAGATCAATTCTTTGGCGGGAGCATTTGGCTTTAAGATGGCAAAAGTAGTATCGGCAACCATCCCTACAAATGGGAAAACTCCCTTTGAATCAACAGATTATGTATATGATCTTGAATGGACAGACACCGATACTATAACAAATACGCTGCTAGATGGTCTAGTACACGTTTTACCGGGGGTGACAAAGTAATGGAAGATGTTAAAGTAATAGTAACTGAGGAAGTCGTTAAGGTTATAGTCGATTCGACAGGCTCAGTTGGTGCATCTGCATCAGCATTTTATTCTGCAGCTTCAGCTAGTTCAGCTGCAGAATCGGCTGAATCAGCAATTGATTCACAAAACTCAGCAATTGATGCCTCAAATTCTGCAATTGAAGCCGCTAATATTGTTATTGGTGCTGCTGTAAATGCAGGAAACTTTACAGCAGAAATTAAAGTTGCTAGTGTTATCGCAAAGGGTCCTATAACTGCTGGTACGATAACAGGATTGCCAGGGATAGCACGTTTTCATGCAGCAGAAGAAATTACAGCCCATGCCCGTTATGGTTATTTAGATGACTCTATAATCAATTACTCTGGTTCCGGCTTCCAGGCACACGCAAGTTTCAACGACAATGTAATTTATAATGGCATTCAAAACTCAGACCACGCCCATAGTTATCAATCGTATCCTCACTATAATAACACTGGAACGCTTGGTAGAATGTCAGGTTTTTGGATGCTACCCGATGTCGCTGCTGGAATGATAACCGAATTATCGGAACATAAAGCATCTAACCCATTAGGAACAGGGTTAATAACTAATTTATACGGATTTTATTCAGAGGGATTAACTAGGGGGACAAATAATTACGCTTTTTTTGCCGCAGGTTCTACTCCCTCATATTTTGGTGGGGGAATCAAATTTGGATCGGGTGATGCTCCGTATACGTCTATCGCATATAATCCTAATGGTGACTTCGAGTTCGCATCTCGCGCAGGATACGGACTATTTTTTAAAACTGGTGTGGATAGTATTTATGTTGGCGGTAGTGCTGTTAATGATAAGTCTTTCGCAGCAAAACTCACAAATAAAGCAAATGGTAACTTTGAAATTACCCCACGTACTGGGTATGATTTATATTTAAATACAGGAACAAATAGTGTTTTAATTGGAGGTGGCGATGAGGGTCTTTCGGCTAAACTGACAAATGCTAGTAATGGTAACTTTGAAATTACCCCACGTACTGGGTATAGTGCGGTAATAAAAAATATACTTGTTTATGCTGATAATGCCGCTGCTACTGCCGCAGGGTTAGCGGTTGGGGCGATTTACAGGACTGCCACGGGGCAGATGATGATTGTATATTAAAATTAGGAGAGTGTTAATGATGGAAAATGAAAATAATTATTTTAAAGGTTATGATAATAATATTGCTGTTGATAGTAAAACGCTAGTTATTGACCGTGTAAGTGATCATAGTGTTTTACAACTTTTTGCAAAAGAAAATCAAGAAATTTTAAGATTTGAGAGAAATGGCGACATATTCTTGCATGGAAAATTAATAGAGAACGACAAACAAGTTGTTGATGGATTTAAGGAATTCTTAAAAAGCCAAGGTTGTTGGTTTGATTAATAAATACTGGGGGCATTAAATATGGTCGAATGGTTTTCACAATTTATACAAGATATGATCCATATGACAGAAGGAGAGAAATTGATAACATACTGGTATGTGTGGGGTTTGATGATTTTATATGCATTTGCTTACTGCTCATACAAAACTCGTAAATAGTAAATATGAGACGAAATAATCATGTCGCTGAAATGCGGTTATTTTAATAATATTATGGGGGTGCAAAATTGGAATTTAGTAAAATATGGGAAACAGTTATAAGTTGCTGGCAGGTTAAATTACTGGCCAGTTTTTTTGTTACCGTTTTTACGTTTTTAGTGGGTGAGGTTGAAGCACCTTTTATTGCTCTGTGGCTCCTGGTCATCGTGGACACTATTACAAAATGGGCATCAGTATCAAAAAACACTCTAGATCAGCGGGGCATTGACGGGAGCATATGGTACGGTTTTTACCTAGCTTGGCATACAGGAGCGTTAAGTAGCCGAGAAATGCGCCATAAATTCGCTACTAAAGTATTTGCATATTTCGTGGTTATTATTGCAGGGCATTTAGTATCAGTTATATTGCCCAGTATTATTATTGCCGGTGGTGATATTGCTAAGATGCCAGGGGGACTGGTTATATCATTTTTAGCTGTTACAGAGCTGATGAGTATAATTGAGAATTTAATTACTATGGGTATGGATGTGCTTAAACCGCTGGCGGTATGGGCTTGTAAAAAACGTAACGATATTACAGGGGGGAATTAATTATGATAACATGTATTGATCCTGGTCACGGTGGATCAGATCCAGGCGCAGGAGGCAATGGATTGCGCGAATGTGACATTGCATTGATTGTAGCCTTAAAACTTAGAGGTTACCTGCAAGGCGTTGGGCATGGCGTAGTAATGACTAGGGAAACAAACAAGAACGTAGGGTATGTTTACGATTCAGTAGTCGAGGAATTACAGCCCAGATGCGATATCTCAAATAGGGCTGATGCTGATATTTTAGTTTCAATCCATTGCAACGCTTTTAACTCTGAAGCAAACGGCACAGAGACATTCCATTATGCAGGTAGTGAAAATGGACGTAGGCTGGCAGAGTGCGTACAAAGCCAGATTATCGGATTAGGCGAACTAACAGATCGCGGGATTAAAAATACGCCGCTATACATGACTAAGCATCCTAATGCTGTAGCGATTTTAGTCGAGCTGGCTTTCATCGATCAGGCAGACGATTCGGCTAAACTTGGTGATCCTGTATGGCAAGATGATTTCGCCCGGGCCATTGCGAGGGGGATAACAGATTATGTTGCTGGATAAAAAACACATCATTATAGCAGTAATATTTTTAATCATTGGCATGGTCTTAGGGTACGCCCTCTGCCATGTATTATCAGAGGGGGATAGGCAATCATTAGCCTTAGAAAAAGCGAAACCACCAGTAGTCAAGGAGACGGTTAAAACAGTAACGGATACTAAACTGCAATATATCCCGGGCGAAACCGTTTATTTACCTGGTAAAGACGTTTTAATCCCGGGGGCGGTAGTAACACCCGTAAGCAAAGATACCCCCGGGGCCGTAGCCGCTAAACTTGACGGTAAATTTGATATTGGTAAATCTAATTTTATTTATATGGTTAATGGCAAGGTTGGACAATTTACAAAAACCGATGATGAAAAATATTTATTTGATAAAAATATGATGGACTTAAAACAGACTAGTACAATTACAATACAGGCTGATATACCCACCATTGACCTCACTAGGCATAATGTTATTACGGTAGGTGCAATGTATAGTGATGGCAAGGCAAGCCCAGCAGTGGGGTATACTGGCAGTGTCGGCAAGGTTGGAGCGTATCAGTTGGTTGGCGGGCAGAGTGGGGGGTATGTTGGATTGGGAGTTAAATTTTAGATAAAGATGAGCACCACCAATAACCATTTATTTTACTACATTCACAGGCAATAATCATCATTAAAACAGCTATTATGAGCTCGCTTAAAAAGATGATTGTTCGTCTCAATTCATCTTTTAATTATTTACAAATAGCTCGTATTATGAGATAATATAGTTACATCAAGCGATGTTATTCGCTTCACCCACCTTGGTTTTGTAGGGCTACGGGGTGAGTCTGTTCCATGAGAGACATCCATGTGGTTAAGGACATACAAAACATAACAGAACCCACTACGCTTCAAGGACGTTGTTGAGAACGTCACGCGGACCAGTGTGGGACATAAGGAAAAGCCGTCCGGCTCTTAATTGAGCATGGACGGCTTTTTTATTTGCCTAAAAACAGTTATCCACCCGCCAAACTGGTAACACTATACCAAAGGCGGGTGATTTTTACGACACTGGTGGGTATTTATCAGTTTTGTTTATGGCTATTAATAGTTATTGTTGGGACGATTTTGTATTGCCTTGTTAAAACGTTATGGGAGTGGAGATATAGGGAAAGGATGTAGCTGCCGGGTGGTGGCTATTTTTTGTTTAAATATATTTGCAATATTGACTTGACTGTACGTACAATGTACGGTATAATATATATAAGAGGTGAATATATGGAACGTTTAGAAATAAGGTTATCTAAAGAGTTGAAAGAAGAATTTAAAAAGTGGTGTGATAAGACGGTTACCACCCCATCAGATGAATTGAGAAGGCATATTGCTAAATTAGTAAAGAGAGATAAATATGAAAAATAAATATGAAACTCGCGGTGATATTACCGTAATATTTATAGAACGCAAGAATGGCGATAAAGTAGAGACAATTATAAGCACTAAAGATTTAGAAAAAGTACAAAATTACGAAGGAAGTTGGGGTGCGATTTGGAGTAAGGCTACAAACAGTTTTTACGTTAACGGTAAAATAAAAACAATAACAATTCCTTTACATAGGTTTATATTAAGCCCTGAACGTGCAATGGTTGTAGATCATAAAAATCACGATACTTTAAATAATACGCGAGATAACATTAAAATTAAAACTACATCTGAAAATTCTCAAAATAGAAAAGGTGCAGCAAGTAATAATAAAATTGGTATAAGAGGAGTTTGCTGGAATGAAACAAGTAAATCATGGATAGCACAAGTGAGGTTAAAGGGGAAAACAGTATTTCGCAAATATTTTAAAGATGTTAATGATGCGGAATTAGCAGTGATTGAGGCACGAGAAAAATATTTTGCAGTGGTATAAAAAGTGAAGATTAAAATAATTAAGGAGTGAATAACAATGCCAAGAAAATCAACAGGAATCCCTGGCCTATCATTCTCCTGGCGCAGGTTCCTAGGTATCAGCCAAGCGCAGGGTAAGTTATCCAAGCAAATAGGTATACCACTATCTCACTCGGGTAGGCGGCAGAAGTTTGGGGCGTGGTTGTGTAAGTTGCTGGGGTGGTGCATAGGGTGAGTTTCGATAAGGAGTACCCAAATAGGAAAGATCACAGAAAAGAATACTATGGTAGTAAGGCGGTTGATCCATCTTGTCGATCCCATGGAGAATGTATAGCGTGTCAGATGGCAAGAAACTATAAGATAGTAAAAAATGAACCTATTGTAGAAAATGGACGAAAATAAGAACAGCCCACCTTCCCGCAAAAGATAATGGGCTGTCCACCAGAAACCCTGCAAGCAAGGCCCTGAGTAAATTATACTCGGCACTCCTTGTATTTGCAAATAAAATATGAGGAGTGTTCATAATGAGTAAATATAGTTGGTCAGGTCGTGTTAGCAATAATGTAACACTGGAGGTAGAATCTCACAGCGGTAATCCACTAAAAGATTTAATAATCAACCGTGATGATGATAACCGTGTTAATATAACTGCTAATGAGAGCTTTATGGTGATATTATGTATGGATGGTCAGTGGATCGCCTGCTTGCGCGCAACTGTAAAATAATATTTCTCCCTGGGCTTAATTGCTTGGGGAGTTTTACATATGTAAGACATTGCAGACGTTGTACTAGAAATACCCATCGTGGGGGCTGGGTGAATAGTTGTTTTTTGGGCCTAGTTATGGGCCTAGTTTCATGCAAAACATAGCTAAAACAGTCAATGGACAGCAAGTTCAAATCTCTTGAAACCCCTGATTTTACTGGAATCTCAAACGCCAACAAACCCCTAAAAAACCGAATTTTTAGATTCACATTCAAGAGGTCGGTGGTTCGACACCACCATACCCCACCAGTAAATTCAAGGCTTCGCGGATTATCCGTTGGAGCCTTTTTTGTTTTTGAGGCCCTTTTTGAGGCCCAAAACGATTTAGAACAGGTTAAAACGCTATGCGACGGAGTAAGACGACAGAGTATATGATCGTAGTAAGAGCAGCAAAAAGAGTATACATATGGGATAATTATCTTGATGATGACCCTGAGGTAGTAAAGTGTACAGGATCAATTATTGTCATCCTACCAGTTAGACCAAGAGTCAGCAGAAAATGCGGACACCTGGGATGATAAGGGCTGGGGGCCAGTTTCGGCGGTAAGACGGTGACACGTTCTCATTAATTCGCTTATATTTAGGTAAAGGACTTTAAAGTGCAAATACCGAATTATTGTACTAATATGTACCGGGGGAGGTTTTTAATGTTTACTAAAAGTGTTGGTGCGGCTAATTTAAAGTTTTCGTTGGACAAGCAACAAGCGATGAGGCAACTAGAACAACAGATCGGTTCCGTCGTAGTGAAGTGTGCAGCTGATGGCGTTTTACATTCTAGCAGGACTCAAGCCCTTGTCTATGAAGCTTGTACTAACACCGCGAGTAGGCTGTCTGACCAGAAGTTAACTTATGATTTAGAGGCTCTTAACAAGGCTGGTAAGACAATCGCAGAGTACATGGAATGGTTAGATAGCCGCCAACAGGAATTATTGATTCAGGATTTTGGTGAATATATTGAACGGTTAATTAAAGAAAAGCCGTATTTGTCGAATGTTAAAAGTATGGTTAAAAGAGAAATAAACACCATTCTGTCTAGGGCGAAAACAAAGGGTCAAGTTGCCGCTTTGGAACAAGTCACAGCATGTGGAGCGGTATTGAAATCAAGTCCTAAAGTACATCAGGGGGTCAAAACAATGGGTTCGAAAAAGAAAGTACAAGTGTTTATTTCATCCACATATATTGACATGAAAGAAGAAAGGCAAGCCGCTGTTCAGGCTATACTCAACGCAGGCCACATGCCAGCAGGAATGGAATTATTTGCAGCCGGTAACGAATCACAATGGGAAACCATACAACGGTGGATAAACGAGTCTGATGCTTTCATGCTTATTTTGGGAGGTAGATACGGCTCAGTTGAACCAATATCGCAAAAAAGCTATATTGAACTTGAATATCATTACGCGTTGAGTATCGGTAAGCCCTTATTTGCTGTTGTCGCTAGCGAGAAGGCGCTACAGGAAAAATTTGCCAAATTGGGATCTCAGGCAGTTGAGTCCGAAAATACTCTCAAATATGAATCCTTTAAAAAACTCGTACTGTCTAGGATTTGTAAGCATTTCGATGACCATAAAGATATTAGAGAAGCTGTTCATCAGACATTAGGAGCCTTTTTGGAAAAGTATGAATTTGCTGGTTGGGTATCAGGCAAAGATTTGAATGCGCTTGAAGATGTCCTTGCCGAGAATGTAAAATTAAAAGAAGAATTGAATAGCATGTCTCAGGATGAACAAAATTTAATAACACTCGAAAGTCTTGGCAGAAATTTAGAGATTGATATTCGAAGTAAAAATTCCATTATATTTGACTTGAATACTTCAGTTCCAAATGTTAATGTGTGGCTTAGATTTACTAATAAGAACCCATTGAATATCGTGGTAGATCGAGTCGTTGTTGATTTATGGATTGGTCAACCTCTTCTTGAAGGTGCAATATTTAATAAGATTGAGCTTAAACCTTTAGAGACAAATAATTCTGTTAGGTTTAACAGCACACTAAATGAACATCAAAAAAGCTATCTACTGTCTCGGATAGAGGCGGTAGGGACTGAAAACCTCGTGTCGCTTAATCGTCTTATCGTATATTGTCAATCGAAATTAGGCTTATTTGAAAGAAGTTTTCCAATAACAGACATTACTCCAAAAATTAATCGTTAAGAGCTTCGTTTAGAGATGGCCTCAATAAAGGATCTAGTTCTTGGAGTCAGGTATATTACCCAGAGGTGGTACAAGACGATACAAACTTGAAAAACAAAATAATAGTCAACATTATAGGACGCCATATGCCCGATTTTATTGACTAGAAGTTGCCAAAGTCGTGGGACAGGTGTGGGACAGAAATAGATGAAAATGCACTAAGAATGGGGAGTATACAAGGAATGCTAGATGACGCAAACCTTTAAGATCGCTGATTCCGTAAATATGGGAGCGGATGGTGCTTGGTGGCTTCTGCGGTCTTCAAAACCGTTTGCGTCGGCTTAACTGTCGATGGGTGGGTTCGATTCCTACACGCACCCGCCATAGAGAATATAAGGCTTCTGAGGCTTTTACCTTGGGAGTTTTTTTATTTTGTCATCAAGTATTATGTAGTGTTGGGGAGAAAATGGGAAAAATCTATTCCTCAATGTAACTTATGGGCACCAACGAAGACATATGAAAGCCTATTTCATTTAGGTATGATGGCATAGCTTAATGTAGCGGGTGTACCTTGAAGGCTCACAACTGCTAGGTATGGGGTGCAGGGCGATGATAAATATATTCCAATTGGTCTGCAACGTAATTACTCTAAAGATCGCGCTATTGAGGCGGAGATGCATATTGACCCTGGGCAATTTAAGAAGGTCACTGGTGGAGAGTTTAAGTATGTTATAAAGACTGACAAGCTATTTTTGTTGTTTTAAATAATCCAGCTAAACTATAACATAATAAAAGTTATCCGCAAATCATGCTCTTTTAATCCGCAAAGTGTGACTTGTTTCTACAAAAATTGCAACAGATGAATGTAAAACAGGGCAAAAGACCCATCAAGTCATGCCCTTAGTACATTTAAATTTACTAGATTTATTGCGATAATATTAGTATCAAATTAACTGATCGGTAAAAACATTTCAAAAGGATAGTGTTGAAAATGGGATGTAAAATCATTAATAACGTACTGGTAAATATTAGCGGCGGTTATATCAGTGATGAAGAATTATCAATTTATCTCACGCGGGTACAGGCCAAGCAAAAGTATAAAATCATTAAAGCTGATATTGTTGTTGATGGGGAGTACGTAGATGTTAACTGTATTTTTGATCCGGTACCATTCGACCGCATACGCAGGATCACCGGTTATCTTGTAGGCAGTACTAATCGTTGGTGTGATAGCAAGCGTGCAGAGGAAAAGGATAGGGTTAAGCATATTACTACTCGTTGTTTATTTTAATAGTATTAATGAGATATACTTATTAATTGACAACGATTATCAAATAATATATACTTATATTAGTTTAATTGCAATGACATCTACTACCGTGTCTGAGGAGTAATAACTCCAAGACATGGTTTTGCGTTTTATGCAGACGGGAGGTCTGAATATGTTGGTTTTGTATGGAATGGTAACTGTTGGTTTAGTCACGATGGGATTGCTGGTTAATAAATTTAATCAGTTGCCGTAATAAAATAACAAATCGCCTTACTTTCTAAAGTGAGGCGATTTGTTATTTCACATAAATTAAAAACGTCCCTGGAACGAGCAATGGATAATATAATATATTATATTATCCATAGCAATACGTGTGTTAATAACATCTTTATCCGTAAAGAGCCCCATCTTGCCTAATTGGTAAGGCGGTACTTTTTGTCTATACCCGTAAAATAAACTTATTTAACACCTTTACTTCGACACATTTCGCATGAGATTATACATATAATGGGTAATATGTGAAATAAATGGAAATGATAAAAAGAATTTGTCATGGGAAATTTATGTTATCAGATAGAGTGCTTACGGTAAAAAATGCATGTAATTATCTGTTTAGTAAGAAACTTAGATACGTTCATGTGCGAAGTGTTAAATTTTAATGCTTATGTCACATGTATTTAACCGTCGACCTCCGGGTTCGTCAGTTTCCTCTTCGAACCATATATTTACAAATAGTAATATCTATTGTAAAATATAACCAAACAACAGTTTGGAGGCGATAGTCAGGGGAAAGGTTCTTGAACTTGCAATGCAAAACAAAAATGCTGAAGCTTATGCCTTATATCTTGCTAGTGGAGCATCTTTAGCAAAAGAGGTCAATGATAAGTGTATTGATCTTGCTAAGTATGAAGTTGAAATAGCGCGGAAAAGTAATGTCGAAAATAAAGCATCATTTGAAAAAACAATACAGATTATGCTT